TCTGCTGCTGTTAAAGCTGCGTTTGCAGGAGGTCTTCCAACATATGCCATAGTATATTATTTCCTTATTATGCTGAGATAGTATCTACAACACTTGTAATTATATCAACAGAGTTTGCAGCAGAAGCATAAGCTTCAACTGAATCTCCAGTTTGTAATACAACTTTAGAGCCACCATCAATTAATTCTAAAGAACCACCTGTAGGGATAGGTGCATCTTTAATAATAAAATATGTGTCACTTCCATTTTTAACATAAACAGAAACATTAACTGCAGTTCCAGAAGTATTTGCACATCTAACACCAATGATTGCATCATCGGAATTAGCTGCTGTTCTTAATACTGTTGGAGATGCAACTAAAGCTATATCGTCATGTAAAGTTCTTTCAAAATCTTGTGCCATAGAATTATCCTAATTATACCTTTTTTTTATCTTATTGTCAACACAAATTATAAAGCAATTGCCATTGCTACAGCAAAACCTGCTGAAGCTTTAGTAGCAATATCAGTAGTTGCTGTATTGATTTGTGTTTGTATTGCTGAAGTTACACCATTAATGTAACCAAATTCAGTATTATCTACTGAACCATCTCCTACTAAATTAGCATTTAATCTAGCACTTGAATCTATTGTTGCTTGTTTACTATCTATCTGTGTCTGAGCATTAGAAGATAAACTATTAATAAACTGAAATTCTGCACTTGTAACTGAACCATCTGCAATTTTAGTAGCATCAATAGCTGCTGATGCTTTAATATTAGCATTTTCAATATTAGTAATTGAGTTACCAGTACCATCTGCATCAATAGTTTTATTTGTTAAAGTGTCAGTTGAACTTGCAGTAATTAAACCATTTGTTAATGTACTTAAGTTTACATTGTTACCATTACTAATTGTTAGAGTTGGTGTTGAAAAACTTAATGTTTGATTATCTGTTTCTGCAGTTAAATAACCTGCATCATTTGTCCATTGTGATATATTACCAGTTTTATTACTTAAAGCTTGTGAGCCAGTTAATGTTACAACTGAATTATCAATAGCTATATCATTTGCATTAGCTGTAATACCTGTACCACCTACAACATCTAAAGTTACAGCACCAGATGTTCCACCACCTGTCATACCAGCACCAGCTACTACTGAAGTAATATCTCCAGTTGGTATAGTTGCTACTTGAGTATCTACATATGCTTTAATTGATTGTTGTGAAGCAACTGATGTAGCAGAATTAGATGACATATTATCTTCATCTTTAAATGCTGTACCACTAATTGCTGTATTGATAACTGGACTTGTTAAAGTTGGAGCTGATAAAATTTTATTTGTAAGAGTATCTGAAGATGTTCTTGCAACTAAAGTATCTGCTCCAGAAGGAATTGTAACTGTTCCACCATTTGTAATTGAAGCAATAGTTGGAGTAGTTAAAGTTTTGTTTGTTAAAGTTTGTGCTGTATTTTTATCAACAACGACTGCTGTATCAATTGCAAAAGTCATTGTTTGTGCAGAGCCAGTAGTATCAATACCAGTTCCACCAGTTAATGATAATGCTTGTGAATCTAAATCAATTGATTGAGAACCACCACTATCACCAGAAAAATCTAAATCTGAACCACCTACTTGTGCATCAACATAAGTTTTAATTGCTTTAGCTGAAGCTACTGTATCGTCACTTCCTGAAACAGCAGTTAAATCTGTATCAACATCTGTTATAGCTGTAGCACTTCCAATTACTAAACCATCTAAAGTTACATTACCATCAAAGTAAGCATCTTTAAATTGTAAAGTTGAAGTACCTAAATCAATATCATTAGTAGTAGTAGGTACAATTACACCATCTTGTAATCTAACTTGTTCTACTGAACTTCCACTAACATTAACATTAAATTCTAAATGATTATTAGAAGAATCTATAATAATTTTATTTAAAGGAGTACCTACACCTGAATCACCAAGTATACTAATAACTGGACCATTAGCTGCAGTACCATCATGTTTATGACCTGCTGTATTTCCTGAACCATTATTGAATGCTGATACAAGAGCATTAAATTCATTATTTAAATCTGCTGCATCAATTGTTAAAGTATTTTGAATTTCTGCTGCACTCTGTCTTACATAACCTGCCATATTATCTTCTTCCTCCTGCTATAAAAGATACGAATAAACCATTAACTGCATATGCAGCATTTGTATCATTACTAAAAAATCTAAAGTTATTTGAAAAACCACTTCCTGTTACAATCATTCTTTTACTTGGTAATGTTACTGCACCATAAGTAGCTGTTCCATAAACTGCATTTCCAAAATTTGAAGTAGAAGCTAAAGAACCTACATTAACTGAACCTGGTTGAGGTACATCTGTAGATTCAAAATCATATCTAATTCTCATCTTTAAATCTGGTTGAGTTCCTTCTGGTTTAATATTTGCTTTAACTGCGTAAAGACTTTTTCTTAAACCATTATCACCATAATCCATATCTGGTGTTTGAAATCTAGCATTAATATTTGCTCCATCAAAATTGTTACCTTTATCTATTTCATAAATGTAACCATTCTCATTTGCACCAAACTTAACTTCTTGGTTTTGAGGATTTAACTCTGAAGCACAGAATTTTATATCCATTCCTTTTGCTTCACTCCATTCAAAAGCAGGAACTCCATTTGCATCAAATTTAAAAGTTCCTATAATTCCTAATTGTCCAGATTGTCCTTGACCACTTTTATGATAGAATAATCTGTACTGACTTCTTTCTCTAATAACCATACTAGAGATAGTAAACTGTTGAATATTTGCTAATAGATTATTTATTAAAGGTAAAATTTTTCTACTAATAGAACCAATTTCAACATCATCAATTCTAGCTGTACCAGCAACTGTTCTTAATCCATCAGGTGCTAAGAATATTAAATCTCCACCTATCTCCTGAATTGAGTTACCATTTACACAACCTATATTTTTGGTTATAGATTTAATTATAGGGGTAGAATCAAGACTTGTCAACTCAAATATACTATTTTTACAGAATATAATTAAGCTATTTCTAAAAACTTTAATACCTACAATAATATCTCCAACATCTATTTCACCTGCTGATGAACCTTCAAAGTCATATGGCTTTAATCTAGCACTATAAGCTACTGTACTTGTTGAAGTTGTTTGTCCTGCTACTACTAATCTTTCTGAAAATATTTCACATATCTTAGGATTAGAAGGAGCTGGAGATGCTAATTCTTCAAAGTAATAATTATTAACACCACCTTCAATTCTTACTTGAAACTCTGCAATTTTATTTGTGCCATCAACAATATATAAACTACCATAAGCACCATCTGATTCAAATGTAGCAAATTGATTATTAGTTTGATTGTTTCTTGTTATAGTAGTTGCACCAGCTAAAGCAGAACCTATAACTCCACTTCTTTTTACAACTTGACTTGAAGCTGTTGCTTGTACATTACTATCTAATGTTAATACTGTATCACTTGTAATTGATAATACTCTATAATTAATAGAGTTAATTTGAATTCTATCGTTAACAGCAAACTCAGTTGTAAATGATGTACCAGTTCCTGTAACTGTTGCTGAACCAGCACTAACTGCTACTGTTCCTGTTTTAGCTACATAAGTATCTTTATTAATTTGAAGCCAAGTAATACCATCATCTGACCAAAAGATTCCTGAACCTTGACAAGCTACTACTCCACCTGCATAAGGTGTTAGTCCTGTAATAACATCTGTAAGAGTTCCTGAAGGAGCTGCTGAATTTGAACCACCCCATTTAGTATAACCATTAATTCTTCTATAACCACCTGTTGTAGATGATTCAAAATTTT